TTTGTCCGCTTCCTGGATGGTGACCAGGCTGTACTCCTTGGCGAACATGACGGAGAAAAAGATCGGGCCCTCGAACATCGGGCCGTCGTAGAGCTCTGCGACACTCCGCTCGTAGTCCAGGGTCTTGGCGGGGGTGTACACCCTGCCCCGACGTGTCATGCGGGGACGCTCTTTGACCTGGGGGCGCAGATCCACGGCAAACGAGAACTTGTTCATCGGACCCCGTAAGCCTTTGCCAACATGCGGTCGAGCACGTCGTCGCCGTCACGGCGGAGATGGAACTTGCCCCACCGTTCGTCGGCCTGCCCGAGAGCCGAGCGGGCTTCGGCGTATGCGACGTTGCGTTCGTGCATGACTCGGCACAGCCGCCACAGCCACGCACTGCGGTCGTCCTCGCCAGACAACGGCCCGTGCTCGATCATGTGGAGCACCAACCCTGGGACGGCACCGACGGGGGTGTAGTCGTCGGAAACATGCACCGTCGGCTTTGGGGCCGACGGTGCCAGGTACAGCTTGGCAAGCTCGGCCAACTGGCGCTCGTTCGCCAGCGACGAGCGGGCACGATTCAAGAACGTGGCGAGCGTGATCGGTTCACGCAGGTCATCCACCATGCAGCGGCGATTCGCCGCCTCCCAATACCTCGGGTACGGGAGCCGCACGTAGTTGCCCACTTGGCCGACTCCCAGCGTTTCCTGCTTGGGGTTGATCTCCTTTGTGGGGCTACCTGCAACCTGGCAGGCGCCGAGCAGGGCTCGACGCATCAAGGATGCGATGACGTGTTCCTCGGGGAACACCCACACGTGGTACCCACGAGTGCGGCTGCGCTCAACCCAGCCGTGCACACCGAACTGCTGGAGCACGAGCACCAGGTTGACGGCGTGTATCCACGACTCGTCCTCGCCCTCGTCGAAGTCAACGCAACCCCAACCACACCACGTGGTGGCCCCACTGGCGCTGTTGTACTGCGGGTACACCCCCATCGGGGTGTCCCCGAACAGGTGGGCGGCTACACGATCCATGTAGCCAACGAGCGGTTCCACCGCAGGGTCGGGACGGTCGCATCCGCCTTCCTCGGTGCCGAAAGCCTCCAGGGAACCCATGAACAGGTTCGCAAAGTCGGCGGTCGGCTTGTCTAGAAGTTCTGTTGCTCCCACCACGTTGACTCCATTGGCGGTTCGACGGGTGCGGGGTGCAGGTCGTCGAGGGGGGTGATGCGTCCCGTGTCGGGGTCGAGGTGGAAGTCCACCGTGCCACGTCGGGACGGGGGCCGCTTGTTCTTGGACACGGCAACTTGCAGCAGGTCCTTGACGAGTTCGTACTCGGCGGGCTCCAGGTCGGGATCGTCACGCTTGCGGAACACGCCGAGCAGTTGGGTGGCCTCGGCATCGCCGCCGAACTTGGCGGCGTCCATGCCGATGGCCTTCCCACGGTGGCCCGAACTCCGATTCGCCTGGTGGATGCAAACCAACGGCACGTTGTGCTGCTTGCCCCACCGTTTCAACCCTTTGATCTTTGCGTCTACACCTGTGGCGTCCTGCTCGCCTGGGAGCAACTCAATGAAGTCGAGGATGACGGCATCGGCCTCGGCGCCCCACCAGTCCTGGGCTTCGATCAGGGCGGCACTCATGTCCTCTAGGCCCAGCGGTTCGTCAATGACCACCAGGTTGCGGAAGGTCTGGCCAGCAAGCTGGCGGATGGTGGCGACCGCCTCGGGGTCGCCCGAGCGGACCCGCTGCTCCAAGAGCTCGCCGTTGGTGTTGCTCACCACGGCAACCAACTTGGCGAGAAGTAGCAGGGCTGACTCGTCCCACTGAAACCACAGGACACGGGCCTTGGGGTTGTTGGCGACGGCTTGAAGGGCGATGGCGGACTTGCCCGAGTGGGCTCGACCCACCACTAGACACATCTCGCCCTTGCCTACTCCACGCAACATCACGTCGAGTGGGGGGAGGCCGAACATGAATCGGCCCTCGGGGTTCTGAAACACGTCGATCAGGGCCTCGGCTGCGTCGGCAAGAGGTCGCACGTACCGCAAACGCTGGGCGGATGCGGACTGCTCCATGTTCTGCCGTTCGGCAATGCGGGCGCGCAGTTCCTCGACGGAAAGCACTTCGGTCACGGGGGACTCCGTAGGGGGAGGGGGGGAGGGTAGGCCCCCCCGTCGCAGGAAGGGGGTACGACGGGGGGACCCAGAACGGTGGGCTCTAGGAGAGCCACACTCCAATGCCACTGTCCTTGTGCTTGAAGTCAGGGGACTTGGGCGAGTACTCGCCGCTGGCCTTCTTGTCACGGTTGTCGTAGAACTCGTCAGGGTTCGATGAGAACCGATCCTTGGCCCACTTGGCGTTGGCACGCTTCTGCTCGGCGTCCTGGGTGCGGGCGTCGAACGGCGGGTTGGTGCTGCCCATTGGGGTGCTGGTTGCCGCAATGGCAGCGGGCGGGGCCGTCACGGGCATCGGGGTTGCAGGGGCTGAAACTTCGGTGACCTGGCCGAAAGTCGAGCGGATCGCTTCACGGATCACGCCACCCTCGTCCACGTTGAACTCGATGCCGAGCTCGTCGAACACCAGGGTCTTGGCCTGGAACATGGCGGTCTGTGCCGCAGCGAGGATCGTCTGGCCGTGGGCGGTGCTGTCGCCGTTCATGGCGGGGATCTCGAACTGAATGGCGACGGTCGCCTTGGCTGATTCGTAGTCACGCACCTTGACGGTGCGTGAGTATTCAACAGTCCCTAGTGCTGCTGTCATTTGGCTGGGCCTCCTTGTTGGCTGGTAATAATGGAATGTTACTGATGCAACATTCGGTTTGTCATACAACCCCACAGGGGGGTTGTCGTCAAGGGGTTTGTCGGCGGGTTACGTACTCGATGAGGTCCTCGATGGGTGGCCAGACCACTTCCATGACGGTTCGCACCATGCACGTCCCGCAGTGGTACCGCTCCTCGTACACCAGGTCACGGAACTCGTCCTCGGCGTCATCGGCAACGTCCCCGAGCTCGAACAGCCACGCTGCGTGTTCAATAGCGTCGTTGATCGCTGCTATCAACATGCCCTCCTTGTCGGGGATCACAGGTGGGCCCCCTTGCACGAGTCCCAGGCACCGCACCACTTGGCGCTGCAATGCCACCCCTGGTCCCGTAGCTGCCACACGGGAAGCTGCGCTTCGATCTGAACCGCCAAGCTGACGGCTTGGCGCTTCAACCACTCCCAATGCTGCTCGGTGCGTTGCACGTACAGGATTTGTGCGTCTACAGGCTTGGCACGTTTGAGCATGACCGCATAGGCGAACTCGGGTTCCTCGACGCCCCAGGCATGACGGGCCGCATACGTGTACGCCGTCGGCTGAATCTTGAATCGGTCGGCTTCCCACTTCTGAATCTCGGCGCCCATGTTCTTCCAGTCCCAAACGCACCCCAGCTCGTCGAGCATGTCCACGGTTCCCGTGAGGTGGATGGTGCGGTGCTCGTCCTCGTGCAGCAGGACCCGAAACGATTCCTCGACGAGTGCAGCGGCGGGGAGCATGGGGTACACCTGGTCTGCCCACGTCGTGTAGCAGTTGGAGACGTGCACGTAGCAGGTGCGCTCGTCGGCCTTGTTCCACCGCTCAATGGTGGGCAGGAGCTCGGTGAACTTCTCGGCGGCCAGGTCGTGGCCCTCGTCGAGTGAGCACTGTCCACTGAGCACGCCCTCAATGCCGTGATGCACAGCGGTTCCCACGGCGGTGGCGTCCGATTCGTGCCTGGGGAGCTGGCCCGCACGGTTCAGCCGAAACTGCTCGGGGCACATCATCCACGTGTTCAGGTCGGACTGGCGAAAGTCGTGGTTGCGTCGTTCAGTCACGTTTGTGCCCCTCGGCTTCGATCTCGATGGCGCGCATGTTCAACCACTTGGTGAGATAGGCGGTCACGTCCTGCAACACCTCACGGGCCGCCTCCAGGACAAGTGCGTCGGACTTCGGCAGCGGCTGGTCGTCCCACAGCAGGAACTGCGTTAGGTCGCCCATGACATCGTGCATCGGGTCCGCAATGCGCCGACGGATGTAGCGGTAGCGTTCTGCGGGGGTCATTCGTAGATACTCCACAGGCCCCACAGCACGAAGAACGTGGCGGCGACCAAGAACGAGGCGAAGTACAGAATCTCGAACGCCATCACGAAGCCTTCTGGAGTTTCTGCTTGCGGCGGAGCACCCACTGGCTCACCGTGTCGGGTCGAATGTCCTCCCCGAACATCTCTTTGAGTCGCACGCAGATCGTCCGACGGTCAACGCCCTGGTCCCACAGATCGAGGGCGGCCTGCTTCATCTTCGGGTTGCGTCGTGCGTAGTTGGCCTGCTTGGGTATCCCCTGGCGAATGTTGTCCCACAACTTGACGTGCTTCTGCCAGTGCGTCGAGATGCCCTTGATTACATCCTCCAGCGGATCGCCTGCCTGGATGCGTTCCCATCGGGACCACAAGGTGGGCCCGAAAAGCTCCCGCATCGGGATCGAAGTGGCGTCCTCGACCTGCTTCATGGTGAACCCGTGGCTAAGGAGCGTGTTCACGAAACCGATGGTGCGTTCCTTGTACCAACCCCGCTGTGTAGCCCAAGCCGCTACCGCCCCTTGACAAGCATGGACAACCTCGGGGTGTAGACCTGTTTCCACCTTGATGAGTCGCTTCCACCAGTCGAGGACGGAATCGTGTTGCGCCATGCCTGGGGGAACGATCCACGTGCTCGGATCGTCGGACACCAGTTCTTTGCCGCGCAGATCCACGTCTGCAAGTTCGTCGTGCACTAGTTCCTCTTTCGTCGTGAGTTCCACTGTTGGCTGGGAAGGCTCGGCTCGCCCCAAGCGGGCCGAGCCGGTTTCCTTGCAATGCTGCGGCTACAGCAAGCAAGGAGGGGACACTTCGTTACACTCGTGTCATTATAAAAAGTGACACTTCGTTTCGTAAGTAACTATTCGCCTTCTTCGATTTGTCGCAGCCGTTCCTGTAGCCGCCCCACTTCACGCTCGGACTGCCGAAGCATCTCCGCCAGGTCACTGGCGGACAGCTCGTCCTCCCGCACGTTGCGTTGTGGGCGGACGCCCTGGGTCCGCAACACCCAATAAATGGTGGGCCGACTGAGCCCTGTCTCGCGCGTGATCTCCGAGATCCGCTCACCCGCCTCGTACATCTTGGCGATGAGAGCGCGAGTCTCGTCGTTGATGTCGTTGTACATGTTCACGACCCTACCCCTGCATCCTCAAATGTTCCGCCAGTTGTGACGCTCCTGCCGCAACGTACCTCATGGTGATCGCTGGGTTCGAGTGGTTCAGTAGTGCACTGACAAGGTGCAACGGCGTGCCCGCACGCAGCAGGTTCGTCGCCGTCGAGTGACGGAGCTGGTGCGGGGTGAACCTGGTGAGGTCGTTCTGCCTCCCCCAACGCTCCAGGCGCTTGTTCATTTCGGCGGGCACGGGCGAGGCCCACAGCAGCAGCCGATGCCCCCCACGCCCCTCCTGTAGCCGCCTCACCGCAGGCCACAGCAACTCCTGGGCCCCGACAAGATGGTTGTGGGTGCGCTCCAGCACCCGCACCATGTCTCGCCACGGCACCGTGTGGGTACTGCCACCCTTCCGCTTCACGTCCACAACGGCGTCCTCGGTCACCTGGTACGTCGTGAGCGACGTGATCTCCGCTCGACGGAGCCCCGCAAAGAACCCGAGCCCCAGGGCAACCCTGAGACTGTCGGGCATGTCGTGGAACCACCACGCCTGCCACACCTCGTCGGGGATCGGCTTGGGTTGGATGTTGTGCACCGTCGGAGCGTGCATCCCCCTGGCAGGGCTTCGCTCGACCAGTCCCTCATCCTCGGCCCACTGAAAGAACGCTCGCAGCGTGGACACTTCACGCTTCACCGTGGCGGGCTTCGCACGGCTGACCCGCTCGTGGGGTCGGTCAATAAACGCTTCGAGCTCCAGGCGGTTCACCGCACTGATGTCCACGTGCCCAACCCAGGGCAAGAACGCCCGCATGGTGGACACGTAGGAGGTCATCGTCGAGGGTTGCCGCCCTCTCCGATGCTCGGCGTGGTGGAGCCATCGCCCCACCGCCTCGGCCACCGTAAGGTCGGAACGTGATTCTGAACTAATACCAACACTGTTGAGTGTCGTCATGGCTTCCATCCCTTTCCTGCGTATTTGCAATGGAATGGCAAGCCATCTGACCCAGGGTCGGGCTGGCGGGATTTGAACCCACGACCTGGCGGCGCTTCGCTTGCCCCGCCAGACCCGTAGGGTCAGGCGACTTGCCGCTCACAAGATACCACGAACACGTACCGTCAGCGGTTCAGGATCTGCTGCACCCGCTGGCGGCTCATGTTCAGGGCCACGGCTATCTGTGCTCGGCTCAACCCCTGGGCGTCGAGCATCCGCACCGCCGCCGCTCGACGCTTCGCCATGATCTCGACGAGCTCCATCAGCAACGCTGACGCTTCCGAGCAGTTGTTGGCAACGGCTGCCTCATGCAGCACCACGTCGTCGGTCGGCTCGACTTCTTCCACCCATCGGGCCAAGTTGTTTGCCCACGTTTCCCGTAGGTCTGCTGGTAATCCCATCGTTCTTTCCTCCGTCACATAACCTAGAACCAAACGGCGTAACGCAAATGGGCGGGGCCGAAGCCCCGCCCATGCTGCGGCTACAGGACTGTCACACCTTGGCGAGTAGCCACTGTGCCGCCTTCACCTTCTGCGCATCAGACGTGCCCACCACTGCCGCCTCGGCCCGACGCTGCGCCGAGAGGGTGCTGCGCCCGTGGTCGAGGTATTCGGTTACAGCGTTGTACACCGCCCACCCGTTGGCCCCCACTGCGGGGATGCAGGTCGAGGAATCGAGCAGGCGATGCAGGTGGGCCCGACGGCGCTCGGCGTTGTTGTCCGCCCGTACCGTCGTGTCCTGGCGATGCGGCCACAGCTCGGCCTCCAACTTGGTCAGCAAGTCGTGAGCCGCACCGCTGGTGCCGCCGTCCTGGAGCGACAGCAGGAGCTCGGCCTGCCGTGCAAACTGTTCGGACCACCGTGCCGACACCCCGAGCACGTGCCGAGCCTCCGCCATGCTGATCTGTACGTTCTGCGTGTGACGAGCACGGAAAGTGGACTGGGCCCGCTGCAACCCAGCGGTGACCGTGTTGTTGCACACCCATCGGACGTTCGACATGGCGAAGGTGACCGCCTGGGTGCCGTCGTGGCTGGTCAGTACCCCGAGCCCCCGAGTGAGCTTGTCCGCCACACCCGTCGGGTCGAGTTCGAGGGTGCCTAGGTCAATGTAGGCAAAGAACCGCTTGCCCTCGAACATGACCCCGCACGTGTCCACCACCGCATCGGCCTCGGGATCGGCCCCGACGATCTGCAATGCAAGGTCGAGCGCCTGGGCGTTCTGCACCACTTCGTAGCCGCTACCGACCACGCCGAGCACCTGGTGCTCCATGCCTCTCGGGTCGTCGTCGGCCATCGTGCGCACCGTTGCCTTATGGCTTTCGATCTCGACCATGCCGTGCTCGGTCATGGTGTACAGGGGGGCTGTCCCCACCACGTAGTCAGCCTGGGCGGCTTCGAGCATCGTGGCCGCCGTCTGCAACCCCTCCATCGGGGTGCCGAGTTTGTGCCAAGGGTTCTCCGCCTTGTTGTAGGCGAACGAGGTCCGCCCGTTGATCGTTTCCAGTTCGTGTGCCATTGCTAGTTCCTCTCGGTTGGCTTATCGGCCCTGTTGCCGACCCCTGGAGCCTACACGATGTCTAGCGTCTGTCCACCCCACTAGCGCATAACGTGAAATCGCCACCCCCAAAGGTGGCGATAAAGTGCTGGTGAAGCAGCGGCCTAGTTCCCCGCTGTTGGCTGGCGAATGGCCGGGGCTTACGCCCCGGCCATTCGTTTATCTGCCTGGTAGTCGTAACTCTCGATGCTTCGCCATACCCCGCACGATGGCGTCGTGCCTGGTATCCGCCTCCAGAAGCGGGGGCTCGAACATCCACATACCCTTGAAGTCCCACACCCAATACCCCCACGTGCCACTACGCCGCTTGTTCACGACGCCGAAGGGGGTAAGACGTTGGCGGTGGGCATCTCGCAGGAAATGCCCACCGCCTGGGATCTTGGGACCGATGCGAACCCCTGGGATCTCGCCGTCAGCGGGAATCTCGACCATGACGCATCACGTTACGCAGGTCCCGAGCACCCACCAACATGGTGGCGGCTACAAGCAGGGCCCCGAGCACGCTGCCCACCGCCCCGCTCATGCCATTACCTCCGCCAGTAGCGCCGCGACGTTGCCGCTCACCTGGACAACCACGCTGCCATCGGAAAGCACCCCGACCGCCTCGTAATCAACCTCGGACACGAAGATGCCGCAGTCCTCGCCCACCAAGTATTCCGCCACAAGGTCGAGCCAACGCTCGTCATCCAATGCCAGCAGGTCGCCCACGCCGACGGTCATGTGAGACATGGCGAGCCCGCACTCGTTGGCAACCTGGGCCAAACCCCTATCGGGATCGAACCAGTCACTAAACGCCCCAAACCCCTGCACGTCGTAAGCCACCAGCGCCAACTCCTCCGACGCCTGCCAGCAGGCATCATCGGTGTTGGGGATGTCAAAGCCGATGCTTGATGCTAGGTGTTCGGCTTCCTCCGCATCCTCGGGGAAACGGTCGCGCCACTCGGCAAGAGTGCCGTCAGCGTTTCCGAGAATGCTCTGCAAGGCCCTGAGATTCGCCATGCCCTGTTCTCCGTAACCCCTGAACACGCTCATGCCGCCACCTCCCCCTGGGCCTCGCACTCCGAAATGGCTTCCTCGATGATGTCCGCCAAGTAACTGGCCTCGGGAAACGGCTCGATGCCCCCGATGGTCCAGTCGCTCACATGGCGGTCACACTTGCAGGCGGGACACTCAAGCACATACCGCTCCACCGTCAGCAGGTAGAACCCATACTCCAGCAGGTCCGCCACCCCCTGCCGTGACATGCGCCGCAGGCCCGCATCCTCCCGCCACCGCTGCGGGGAAATGCCCCACACATCGAGCGTCGGCTGCCACCACCACGCCCCACCCCTGGGGTCGTTGATCTTCTCGGCCAGCCCATCGAACCCATCGGGTCGAGGCTTGGGGTAGCCCGTGTGGTGCTCCACTTCCACCCGAGCCACCTTGCCCCAGCAGTCCACCCCGTTGATCTCGTCCACCACGTCACACCACTCGTCGGATCGCAACGCAACCCGCCAGCGGTAACCGCCGTGCACGATCTCGGCTTCCTGGCCATTGAGGTCGAGCCGCACCGCCAAGGTGTGAGCGATCTCGCTCCGTGTTTCTTCCTTCATCGTTTCGTTCCTTCCGTTGTTGGCTGATGATGCAGAGTCGCATCGTGAGCGGCACCGAGCCCGTGGGCCCGATGCCGCCCCCGTCGCTACCCGCTCAAACCTTGGCGAGACGGATCGCCTCGTTCACGTCGTCGTAATCGAAACTGCCAAACCACCGCAGCGGGCGAGGGTCGGGGACAATGCAGGCGACGAGGAGGTGATCGTCCTCCATGATGTAAAGCCACTCGCACCACGTGCCGTCGAGGTGATCCTCCATCAGCCACTCGTCCCGCTGGAACTCTCGGAACACCGTGCCGTCCTGGCGGACCGCTGGCAGAGGGTTGTACGCCTCCCCGTACCCTGGGACGTTCACCCAACGCCCGCCGCCGCTGGTCCCATCGGGCCCGAACTGGTGCGCCACGTAGGCGGGGCTTCCCCATTCGGCATCCCTGTCGGGTTCCACGCCCTCGATGTTCGGCTGCGCACGGTTGATGCCCGACCACCCGTAGAAATCGTGGAGCAGGATCTTTCGGGCCTGCTCGATCCCGTCCCGCTGCACAATGGCGAGCAGGTTCACCCCAACGCCCTGGGGGTAGCCATCCCAATGGCAATACCGCCCCCGCCAGCCCTGGTGGCCGTCTGGCTCTGCGATGATGCTTCGTGTTCCCATGTTCCTGGTTCCTTCCGTGTTGGCTTGATGGCGCCCCATTGGCACCGAGAGCCCCCCGGGCCTAAGCCCGGGGGGTACCCGCTACCAACCTGCGGCTACAGGTTGCTGTCCCGTATCGGCATGATGATTCCGAGAAGCTCCCCGTCAGCGTTGCGAACCGCTGCGGGCTTCAGCGGGGTAGCGACCCATAGCGTCTCGGTTGGATCGAGCAGGCCACCGAGCAGCGACCGCCGAAACAACGCCAGCCGCTGCCCGTCAGCGTCGAGCGCCTGGACGATGGGGTCCTTCGAGGTGTCCGCCGTGTAGTCAATGCCGACCGCCTGCACGGGTGTGATCGGTACGCCCGTGTCGTGATCGTGCGGGGCTTCCACCTGGCCGATGATCCTGGCGACTGAATCCCACCCGATCGCCCTGGCAGTGTCGGGGGCCATGACGTTTTTGCCGCTCCGCCATACCCACACGACTAGCCGCCCTGGCTCACGGATCGGCTCCGCCTCGTGGTACGCCGTCAGCGCCTGCCCCTCAATGGTGTCGGGCCCAAAGAACCGCAGCCCGTAGGAATCGGTCACCGCCCACCGTTCGGGGTTCTTGGGGTCTTGCACGGCCCGCAGCCCCGTTGTCCCGAACCGCCTCGCCAATGCCCTGGCGCCCTTACGCCACGGCTCGGGCGCCGCCTTCGGGCGTGCCGTTTCTTCCTGGGTGATCCACGTTGTAGCCATCGCTCTAGTTCCTTCCGTTGGTTATTGGCGCCGAGTAGCACCGTGAGCGGCGCCGACCGTGGCCGACGCCGCCCCCGCTGTCACCCCTCGCAGTCGTGGCCGTACCCGTACTCGCAGGGACAAAGCCGCTGCCCGCACTCGACGCACCTGAACCCCGAAATCATGGGCGTCCCGTCACATTCCTCCGTGGCGGGGTGGCGGGTTCCTGGCGTGTCGGTCGGTGTGTCGGTCGGTGTGTCACCTAGCCGACGTTGAGCGGGCCCGTACTGCTCGACGAGTTCGCCGCATCGCTGCTGTAGCCGCCTCACTGCTTCCGCCTTGCGGTCAGCCTCAGCGGGGGCGGTCACGACGCCACCGCCGAGGGCCACGCCGACACTGCATCGGCCCAAATGCGGGCATACGTCGGGGCAGAGAACCCGCCGAGCGTGTTCGGCGCCTTGCACCCCCCGCCGTAAACGTCCCAATAACCGAGCGGGAACCCGTACCCCTGGAGGATCTTCCGCACGCCGTGCTTATCGCTCATGGATTCCCGCCCCTTGGAGATGGGCAGCACCACGTCCGACCCGTCTACCGCTACCGCCAGCATCGGGGTCGAGTAGTGCCACACCTCGACGTGCTCGGGGTGCTCGTCGGTGGCGGGGACGTACTCGGCCCGCCACGACGACGCCACCGCCACGCCCTGGCACCGCTTGGCCGTGCGGATGAGTTCGCTTTGATTCGTTGTAGGCATCGCTCTAGTTCCTTCCGTTGGCTTGATGATGTCGGGCGACATCGTGAGCGGCGCCGACCGTGGCCGACGCCGCCCCCGTCACCGCCCCACTACAGAGCCGCAAGGTGCATCAGCACCCACAGCACGAGACAAGCCGAGATCCACCCCGCCCCGAAGATCACCGCCAGCGCCTCACGTGGCGACAGATCGAGCAGCGGGGCCCGCCGTGCCCGCCTCACGCCATCCCCCACTGGACATCGAGTTCGTGGCAGGCGTCGCCCCACAAGGGCGGCAGGTGGTCGGGCCACCAGTCGGCCATGCCGTCGGCGCCCTCCTGGGCACTTTGCAGCACCGCCACCACGTCAGCGGGCAGGCTGTCCCCGATCAGCGCCGTTGCCGACTCGGAAGCCGAGTCGGAGAAATCAGCATCGGTCCACCCCTCGAAACGAACCAAGTACTCACCGACCACGCAGCGGGGAGCGTGCGGGATGCCGTCATCCCACCCGCTAAACATGCCCGCCACATAGGCGCAACCGTTCTCCCCTCGGGGGTTCCGCACGTCAGGACGCTCGGCGAGAATGTCGAGCACCCGCCGCCGCACCGTGTCCACTGTCACTGCCCGCCGCCGCACCGTGTCCACTGTCACTGTCTCTGTCTCTGTCATGTTCGGTTCCCTTCAGTTGGCTTGTGAGTGATGGCGGAGAGCCACCGAGAGCCCCCCGGGCCTAAGCCCGGGGGGTACCCGCTAGTTCCCCGACTCGTGATCGCTAAGCCACTGGGCGAGGTCGTTCGCCCACATCCCGAGTTCGTCGGCGTCCTCGAAACCGTCGCCGTCGGGGTCAGACCATGCGATGCCGTGGGCGTGCTCAACCTCGACAAGCAACCGCTCGACAAGATCTCGAAGCCATTCGTCGTCGGTCATGGGGTGCCATGAGCCGTCAGAAATGGCGACCCACTGCGGCCAGCCCTCCCGCTCGTTGATCACGTATTCGCCCCGCTCGCCTTTCAGCGGGCGGCGAGTGCCGAGCGTGAGCGCCCCCGTGCTGGCGACGGCGTACAACATCGAGCCTTGGCCGCCGTGCCAGTCCGCCGCCAAGAATGCGCGCTCGGGGGTGACCTCTAGGCGTAGTCGCTGGGTGTGCGTGTCGGTCATGGTCAGACCCCCCACACCGAGCCGAGCGCAGCCCGCAGGGCGGGCAGCGTCAGAAGGTCGGAATGCATCGGGCCATCGGTGCCGCCCGACGTGACGATCAGCGTTTCAACGCCCCCATGCCAGACGACCCGAGCGCGGCCGCTCACCGTCGAGAAGAACCCCACCCGAGAGGGCAGGGCCACGATGGCGTCCTCCCGTGGCTCGACGTCCATCACCCAGTCGAACAGCGCCACGAGGGCGTCCTCGGTGCCGTCGTGATCCATCAGCCCGAGCCCGTCGGTGCTGAGTGCAGCATCCCACCAGCGCAGAACGTCCACCGCCGCCGCCAGTGCGGCGGCGGCAGCGGCGTGCTGGGCGTCGCTGCGGATCGAGGCGGCCCAATGCGCCGGCGTGTCTGTCGTCGTCTCTGTCATGTCGGTTCCCTTCGGTTGGCTGGGGTGGGCGCTCTGCCCACCCGCCCCCGAGGGTAGTCCCGCCAGCCGCTCCCCGTCAATGACCGCTAGGGGGGTGGCAGACGAGCCCGCCAGTGACCTTGCATCGAGGCCCGAGCCCGTCGCCCAGGAGGCGGGCGCCGTCCTGGGGGCGGTCGTCGCTCGATGGGAGGGGATCGGGGGAGGGGATCACGACGAAGGGCAAGGATCACGAGGGGATCACGAGGGGGGCGGATCGAGGGGGGAGGGTTTCCACCTCCCGCCGCTGTCGGTGGGGCGTGCCACGAGACAGGGCTAGGTGGCCACGAGAGGCCCGCCCGCCATCGTGGGCAGTGCACCCCCCTCACCTGCGGAAACAGGAACAGAACGGACGACCTATGCCGCTCTCAGGGGCAGGGGGAGGGGGGTACGGCAGGGGGGGGGAGCAGGGGGGGGGTGGGGCGCCCTGCGGGTCTTATTCTTATGGGACCCGCTAGAAATCGTAAAGGGTACTAGCACTTATCCACAGGAAGGGGGGTTGCACCCCCGTTTGTGGATGGCTGGCTGCATAAAAATAAGACCCCCGCCACAACGACGGGGGTGGTCAACTTCGAGCTCGGGGCGGACTCCGCCCTTGCGCTCATTCTTCTTGTTGTTTCTCGCTTCGTCCTGTAGCCGCAGCGAGAAACCATGTTGTTTGTTTCGTGTGCGCTCGCTCGCTTCGCTCGCTCGCTTACAAGTACAGCCAAAGTGTCCCACGCACCACGTGGGACGTTTCTTCCCCTCTAGTGGAGGTTGGTTGATGCCACACAACGGAGGTGGTCGAGGGGTCCGCACGGACACTTCGACTGGTGATCGGATACTGCCCGACCAGTGGAGCGAGTTCATCGACTGGTTGGTAGATCCCGAGCGTTCACCGCGCACTCAGAAAGAGTGGGCGGTGCTCAACGGGGTGAACCCTGATTCGGTGACCCGTTGGAAGCGGCACCCTGACTTCATTCGTGAGTGGGAGGCCCGTGCTCGCGAGCTGAATGTTGGGGTTGAACGCACCCAGGCGGTGGTCAACTCTCTGTTTGCCCAGGCTGTCAATGGGGACACAAAGGCTGCGTCGTTGTACTTGCAGTACATCGACAAGTTCACCCCCAAGCAGCGTGTCGTGGTTGAGGACGCCGAGGTCGAGGGCCTGTCCGATGCCGAACTGTTGGCCGAACTTGGACGGCTACAAGATGAGTTCAGGAGCATGGACTAATGAGCATGATGGACCCGACGATGCAGGCTGCGATGGCGGGGATGGTCCCGCCTGCGGGTGGGGGCGCCCCTGGTGGGGGCGACCCGATGGCGGCGACTGGCCCGATTTCGGACCAGGAGTTGTTGATGCTGGTGTTGCAGTTGATTGCCAGTGGTCAGTTGACTGGCCCTGGGGTGCAGGTGCTGGCGGACGCTACGGGTGGCGGAGCCCCCGCTGGCGACCCGATGGCCGCTGACCCGATGGCTGGTGGTATGGGCCCTGGCGGCCCCCCGATGGGTGGCGCTCAGCCGCTCCCCTACTAGTAGCCGCCGATGGCCGACCGTGGCCGTCTAGTCGAGCTACGACGGGAAGCGGAGTGGCGTCGGTGTAGCCGCAGCCCTGAGTACTTCCTGGAGAAGTATTGGATGATCCGTCATCCCTCCGAGGGGCTTATTCCGTTCTCGATGCGTCCCGCCCAGCGGGCGGGGTTGCGGCATTGGATGGACAATCGCTACAGCCTGACGCTGAAAGCCCGTCAGATCGGCTGGTCCACCCTGGCAACGGCGTTCCAGGTGTGGCAGGCGCTGTTCAAGCCCGAATCGGAGATCATCGACGTGTCCCGCACCGAGCGGGAAGCCAAAGACCTGTTGGCGAAGTCGATGCGTGGCTACCGCAACCTGCCCGAGTGGATGCGCAAACGGGTGCGTGCGGTGTCCGACACGCAAACTGAGGTGATCTTCTCCAACGGGTCGAAGATTGCGAGCCATCCCTCTGCGTCCGACCCCGCCCGTGGGTCGTCCGCTTCGCTCATCATCGTGGACGAGTGGGCGTTCCTGCCCAACCCTGACGATGCGTGGGCGTCCATCGAGCCCGTGGCCGACATTGGGGGTCGCATCATCGGGTTGAGTACCGCCAACGGCTGGGGCGAGTTCTTTCACACGCTGTGGACTGGCGGCAAAGCGGGGCTGAACCCGTTCAAGACGCAGTTCTTTGGGTGGGATGCGGTCAGTGAACGTGACGAAGCCTGGTACGCAGCCAAAAAGGCGTCGCTGCCAGCATGGCAGCTCGCCCAGGAGTACCCCGCCAATGAACGTGAAGCGTTCATCCAGTCGGGGCGCAATGTCTTGGACCAGGAAGTCATTGACCGCATCGAGGCGGTGCCACCTGATGAGGGGCACCTAGCCGATGCGGGCATTGCGGGGGGTCGTGACTGGTTCTTTCTGCCTGGGGCGAACGACGTGCTGCGGATCTGGCAGAAGCCCGACCCGCACGGCGTCTACGTCATTGGTGCGGACGTGGCCGAAGGCTTGGAGCACGGCGACTACTCCAGCGCCCACGTGATTCTGGCGAACACTGGCGAGGTCGTCGCCCACTGGCACGGCCACTACCCGCCCGACATGTTCGCTGACGAGCTCATCCACCTTGGGTACTGGTACAACACGGCTCTCATTGCCCCCGAGGCCAACAACCACGGGTTGACGGTCGTGACCGCACTGCGCAAGGAGCACTACCCGAAGCTGTTCCGCTCCAGGTCGCTCGGCACGGTGAAGCGCGAGGTGCAGCAGCGGTTCGGTTGGTACACCAACATGGCGACCAAACCGATCCTGATCGACGAGATGGTGGCGAACCTGCGCAACGGCGAGTTGCGCTTGTACTGCGAAGTCACCAAGGCGGAGTTGGAGACGTACACACGGGACTCCAAAGGGCGGATGAGTGGCAGCCCCCACGATGACCGTGTGATCTCACTGGCGATTGCGAACCAGATGTTGAAGTACGCATTTGCCCGCCCGTACTACGAGCAACCCAACACTGAGTTCACTCTGGATTGGTGGGCATCGCTGCCTCGTGCTGGCGAACAGACCGACCAAGACAAGTGGGTTATCGGTGCAGGGGCAACCCGCAGTTCTCGATAGTGGGACAAAACGACCCACTTCATAGGTACGCCAATCAGAGAGGTGCATACAACTATGGCTAAGACCTACGGCCCCACTGGCGAAGGCGTGAAGCCCACGCTGGGTGTGGCAGCAACGATGGGTGATTCCATCGCCAGCCCTGGCGCTGCTTCCAAGGTTCCTGGCAGCCCGACGACTGACATTCCCGCTTTCGCCGCTCCTGGCGGTCCTGGTGGGGAAAAGCGTGTTGGTTCGGCTGGTGCTGCTCCCGATTTCGCGTCACCTGGTGGCGCCCAGGGCTACTCGCACGGCAAGAAGTGAGCTGCGGCAAACCCTACGAGGTTTGCGTTCAGCAGGTCTGCCCGTGCTTTGCCCACAAAATGCGGTACATGCGCGAGAAGGGCGCTGGCGTTCTTCGTCCTGGGGAGTTGTGGCGCAGCGGAACGATCCGTGAGCACCAGGACGACATCGTTCGGCGCGCTCGCCAAAACGGTTACAACCCTGAACCCGTAGGGAAACGGTGGGTCTGATGCCCAAGATGAACAAGTCGGAGCGTTTGGCCCGCTATCGGCTGCGGATTGACCACGCCCGCCAGTATCGGGAATCCGAGGGATACGACGCCCTGTGGAACCGCCTGCGTGACCTGTATCGAGGGAAGCACTTCCCGCCTGGGACCCCCGACGAGGACCGCATTGCGATCAACATTGCATTCTCGACGATCAACGTCATTTACCCGTCGATTTCCGTCAACTACCCGAAGATCACCGTAGCCGCACGGCAGCCCCAGGATGCCGACGCAGCGATCATTGCTGAGTCGGTCATCAACTACTACTGGCGCACCTACGACTTTCGGGACCCGTTCCGTCGAGCCGCCAAAGACTTCTTGACGTTCGGCCACGGCTGGCTCAAAGTCGGGTACCGCTTCGTTGAAGATGATCGGGACATGACCCCCGACGAGGCCGCCGAGGAATACCTGGCGGCCAAGTCGGAGCTCGACAACTACGCAATGGCAAACCCCGAATACGCTGCGGATCTGCCGAGCGATGAGGACATCGCCGCCAACCAGATCAGCACGGTGTCAGTGGTCCTGGAGGATCGTCCGTTCGTGGAGCGGGTCAGCCCGTTTGACATGTTTGTGGACCCCGAAGCGACCAGCCTGGAGGACGCCTGCTGGGTGGCCCAGCGGATCATCCGTCCCATCGAGGAAGCCCGTGAGGACGAACGGTACAAGCCGTCAGTGCGCAAGCGGCTGGAGCCTGACAGCTCCATCCTCCACGACAACCTCACGTCCCGTCAGCGCAAGATGATTGGTTCTGACGCTGAGCGGGTCACCATTTGGGAGTTCTACGACCTAAAGCGGCGCACGATCTGTGTGTTCTCGGAGTCGTCGGACGACTACCTGATTGACACGTCACCG